TCACCAGAGTCTGATACTCCCCCATCGAACTTGCTAAGGTCATGATCATGCCGTAGTACATCAGCGGTAAGGTCAAGTAACCAACTACCAACAACGCTACCACGACGCCATAACTCAGCAACTTCAACACAGTCAATATCATATTGATAGTCCCTAGGGTTATCCATTGGAGCAACCTCAGCATCACCTTCTCTTACATACTTACTACCAAGATCGGCGTGTTGTAAAATATTGAATCCTTCGGCATATGCCTGCATTATACCATATTCAACACCATTGTGGACCATTTTGACAAAGTGTCCTGCACCAGGTGGTCCACAGTGTAACCAACCATACTCAGCACTGGTTGCCCTGGTATGTGGGTCTGTGCGGGCTGCAGCGGTAATACCTGGTGCCAGTGCCCTAAAGATAGGTGCACAAGTGGAGACTGCAGTATTTCCGCCACCAACCATAAGACAGTATCCACGCTCCAGACCATAAACACCACCACTAGTACCACAGTCAATAAATTGGATACCCAACTTAGCCAACCTTTCTGCTCTCCTGCGAGAATCTTTAAAGTTACTATTGCCGTGATCAATAATAATATCTCCCTCATCAAGTAATGGTAATAACTCATCTAGTGTGTCCTCTACTAATTCTGCGGGGATAACAAGTTGAAAGATACCAGGTGCTTTTGTATAAATTGTCTCACCAGACTTTTCACCATAGATAGTCTCTACCCTTTTTACTTGACTGACAAGACTTTCAAGATTAGTTGTAACACCGGTGACATATCCTTTTTGGTATGTCTCCTGTGCTTTGTCATAATTTCTTCGATACCCCCAGACGGTAATACCTGCTTTCAGCATACGGCGAGACATACCCTCACCCATACGACCGAGGCCGATCATTCCTACTCTCATACTTCTCCTGCTTTTACTTGAGACCAATCATTTTCAAAGATTTCCATACCTTTGTCGGTAAGAATATGATCATACATCTGTTCAAACACTTTTGGTGGCATTGTTACGATTTGAGCACCGTTATACCAAGATCTGACAGCACGTTGCACACTACGAATAGATGCAGACAGAACTTGAGTTCGAATACCGTGCATCTGATATAGTCCTGTAATAGAACGTACTACTTCCAAACCTGCCACTGACTGGTCATCTAAGCGTCCTACAAAAGGAGAAACATATGTTGCCCCCGACTTCGCTGCTAGGATTGCCTGTGCAGCACAGAAGATCAATGTGACATTTGTTCTGATACCATCTTCGGCAAGATAGCGACACGCTGCCAAACCATCTTTAGTACAAGGAACTTTAATTGTAGCAACATTGCCAAACTTTTTATGAAGACGACGACCCTCTCGGAGCATTTCAACCCAGTCACCCATCACTTCCATACTAATGTCTTTAACACCAAGATCTTTGATCTCTTGATAGACCTCTTCAGGATCCCTACCGGATTTCATAATGAGGGTGGGATTGGTTGTGATTCCGTCAATTAGTCCTGTAGCAACTGCTTCTGCAATAATAGGAACTTCTGCTGTGTCTAAAAATATTTTCATTGATGATTATTTAAAGTGTGATTTTAAGCCAAGGAAAAACAGGTTCAATTACTCCAATGAGACGAAGCAAACCCTCCGCAAAAAGGGCAAGAACTACCCAACCAACGCACATAGAAATAATTGAGGCGTTGCGGTTGTGTCTGCGGATTGCTGCATCAATCATCTCTTGGCACTCAACCTTTGTTATATAGTGATCAGGTTTGATCTCATTCATTCGGTGAACCATTACCAACGCTGTCCATAGGATCGGGTTGTCCTCCTACTATAGCACAAGCTCGCTTATAATAAAAGTTTTCGATATTTCCTGATTCTTCCAATGCTTCTTTGACTTTCACCCAATTTTCGTAGGATGTTTTGTCCATTGTTTTATTAAGTTAGGGATACTTATTAGCTATAATAGTTTTTACCCAACTGATGTAAAATTTGTTAAGATTTCAACAAAAATAAAATCTATCTAACTTCGAAGTCTAACTTACGCACTTTGCGCTGCCTTCTTTGTTCTTGATAAGAAAGGTCCTCTGATGTAAGGACATTTTCTTTCTTAGTTTTATATGAATTTAACATAAGAACAGATGACAAATCAACTGCTGAGATCTTGTCACCCCTGATTGATGCCATATTTGGACATCCACAGGAAATGCTCTTACTAGGGTGCCCCTCCATTTCCTTACCACAGGAAAGGCACCTAATCTTAATAGTATCCATTGTAATGGTGTATATACGTCTTCAGTTTTCACCGACTTATTTATAATGGGTGATACTGGATTCGAACCAGTGACCATCTCCGTGTAAAGGAGGTGCGCTACCGCTGCGCCAATCACCCGAAACATTACACTTATCAGTATGCTTGCTATGGGGCATTTTCTAAACCCTAACATACTGACAGTTTGTAATGGGGCAAAGAAAGTAACCAACTCTCAAGATCGCAGTGTGGTTAGCACCGCCGCTGCCGCGCCCATTCGCAGTCTTACTCCCTCTCCTGGATTCGAACCAGGGACCAAGCGATTAACAGTCGCTCGCTCTACCGCTGAGCTAAGAAGGATTGTTTTTTAGACCAACATGGTTTGCAAAGAGGAACCATCATAAGTTGTGGACACTTATTTGCAGGAGTCATTTTACCACAACTACTGCATTTTATTTCCCACATCTTCATGATTTTTTATCCTCAAGCATATATTCAACAGTGTTTGCTACATCATTCATAGCATCTCTCAGGTCTGGTTGTTGACCAGAATGTTGTTCGGTCTTAGTGACACCGTTCTTCCACTCTTCTATGAGTGTCCAACGCCACTGTGCCATACTCTTTGAATACCAAAGATTAATCTTCATCGTTAAAAAACGTACCGTATTGACCACTACTACCAGGATCTCTACTGTCTAGCATATCCATAATTTCGTCAAACTTTTTACATTGCTCCATACTCATAAGTATTTCTGACAACTGTTTAACTACCATAGGTTTCTCATTCATAGCAGCAGATTTGATTGCTGCTCTCATATGAGATTCTGCATCACACAAATGTTCAAGTGTGTTTTTGGAGAGTGCCATTCTTTTAAAAGATGATGTTTGTATAATACCATATCATTGGATTGATGTCAATGATTCTCACTAGAGTTCATTCTACCAACCAAATTATATAGTTCTTGCATTTCACGCATTATATAAAGGTGATCATTCTCCAAATCATTAAATCTAGATTGAAGAGCATTCAATTGATCTTGAAGACTTATACATTCATGCTTTACACTGGGTTCGAAAAATGCTTTCACTGCTTTCTTGATTTTCTTTTTCATTATTCAAAAATAGGTATCGATGTGTTCCTTAATTGTTCAAGCGTTTTTGGATCATTTCCATATTCACCCATATGCATATACACACAATCAATGTGTCTTAAATCATCTCTATCAGCATCGTATGTGAAATGATCACAATACTGTACTATCTCTTCTGGGACCTCTAAATTTCTTATAACAGAACCTGGATCGTGAACATAATAATGATGTATCATCGTCTCATAAATTCCTCACATTTTTCAGGATTGTTCCTACACCAATTGAAGACATAGGAATCAGCATCAACTTCCATAGAATGGTGTGCGTGATTATGTAGCACTCCAATCATAATCAATGCTCCCACAGACAGTATATTGAAATGTGTTGCTGGATGCAGGAGTATTGCTTTCAGATATTTTTTCATTCAGTTTCTGATGGAGGATTAGGCCAACCAGGAGGGCACATAGGAAGACTATAGGGATCCTTCATAACGTAGTCAATGGTTTTTTGTGTAACCAACACAGGTTTTTGTGGACTTGGATCCCATTTAGAAGGCATATCCAACAACACTTTACCTGTCTCTTCGTCTGGTGTGATACTCATCACACAAAGGTCTGGTACTTGATAATCCATTTTTTGTTGTTTAACCTCTATATTTTATCAGATTTAATCATAAAAAAACCTCCCAAAGGGAGGTTATTAGGATATCCTTACTTATTCAAGAAGTGGTTATCAGAAGTTGTACTTCAGACCCAACTTGGTTCCATAACCACGGTCGATTTTGGAGTCACCGGAGCCGATGAAGGAAACTTCACCATATGCACCCAGGTTGTCGCTCAGAGCAACACCAAGACCTGCCTTACCAGAAGGAACGGTGTCAACTTCACCACCATCAGGTGAGACGACAGAAGCGCCTGCCTGAACATAGTAAGAAGCGCCTTCTCCGAGAGGACCTTCGTAACCTACGTGAGCGTCGGTGGTTGTTCCGTTGTAGTTAGATCCAGTGAACCCAGAGTTTGCCTCTACGTTGACGTAAGGACCGGCTAGGGCAGCAGCAGGAGCGAATGCAACAGCGGCGGCTACTGCAGCGATAGTCGATTTGAACATTGATTTTACCTCGTGTTTTTACTTGTGGAATGGTTACCCACAGATGATTAGAGACTCGACAAGTCTCGTTGTAAAACGTTACAGAGTAACGTTGGAGTATTTATACTCACTATTATTTTCGGAAATACGGTTTTCCGAAAGCGGAATGTCGGAATCGAACCGACGACGAAAGGTTGGAAACCTTTAGTTTTGCCTCTAAACTAATCCCGCGAGGTGGGAGGAAAAGGTAAACCTCCCAACGCAGTTTCCTTCACACGGAAACTATATTGTATGACAAGAATACTAACTTGTCAAGCCCCCGAACAGATTTGAACTGATGACCTTTGCTTTACAAAAGCACTGCTCTACCACTGAGCTACAGGGGCAAGGCGACTCAAGTAGGATTCGAACCTACGACCGACTGCTTAGAAGGCAGTTGCTCTATCCTGCTGAGCTATTGAGTCAGATGGTAGTTCCTATCGCCGCTAATCTTGAACTACCAAGGAGATTACCGCAGTCTTCTGTTGAAGACTCTCATATTATAAGAGATGGAAGTCTGTTTGTCAACGAGATCCAGACTGCCAACCTTCTTGAAAATTATCTGAACCACCAGGAGGATCAATATTTAAG